TTTTACTGAGGAATATAAGCGTTAGACACCGTTTTCAATTATCTAAATTATCTACTTTATCTAGCAAAAAGCTATATAAATCATGAAGTTAGAGCGTTTAGAGAATTAGTTACGGAAAGCTTGCGTAGGCAAGGTCTAAAGGAATATACACTACTCTTATCTCTTTATCTATATATATATAAGTTATTGATTTATAAAGGAAAAGAGTAGGGAAAAAGATAGATAATCATAGGTAAATAGGTAATTTGGATGAAAGATATAATTATAACACTAGACTTCCCGCCAACGGTGAACTCTTACTACACTAAAACAAAGCGGGGAATCTTTATCAGCCCGAAGGGCAGGGCATTCCGCGAATGTGTGTCGAAAGCATGTAACGAACAGGGAGTATATGGGATTCAACTACCTTGCCGTTTAGCGGTAGACGTGATCCTCTACCCGCCAGACCGCAGAACAAGGGATTTGGACAACTATATGAAGGCTTTACTGGATTCGCTTACAATAGCTAAGATTTGGGAGGATGATGAGCTGATTGATAACCTCAACATACACCGCGGAAAGGTATTATCTGGGGCTGGGAAGTGTGCGCTGCGCATTACAGAACACCACGGGTTAATTATGCCTGATACAGAGGATATATGGGATGCTATCGAGTAGGTGACCGTGCTAACGGAAGGGGAACAGCCCCGCCCCCCCCACCCAGAACTACCGCCTTCCAGAGTATAACCATTTGACTTCTGTTAGGCGAAAAGAAGCCCCTTTCGGGGTTTCTCTGGCTTCCTACTTGGCTAAGGACTTTCTAAGCTCTGTCGCGAACTTGGCTAGGGTCTGATAAGAGCTTTCGTGGCGTAGGGTGTTAGCCGTACCGTGTTCCTTGATGAAAGCTTGAACCTGCTTTTCGCTGAGAATCTTCTCGATGAGAGCGGAATGAAAAGCTGCGGTGAAACCTGTCGCTGCTTGTCCTTTGCCGTGCTCGTCCCAAAACTTCTCTGCCTGGCCGAGGTCGTAACCCTCGTTGGCGATGAGGTCTGTGATAACGAGTGCTTTCTTGCGTTCTGCGATGAACGCCTGTGGGTCTTTGATGGACATGTAATGTCTCCTAAGTTAAGTCGAGTTTCTGGAGGGGCAAATCCCCAACCAGTAAAGAGATTATACGCTACCCCAGATGGGAAAGATATACCTCTGAGGGGATATAGAGCGTATATCCCATTAGGGATAGGCGACCGTGCGACAGATAGGGGTAAGCCCTCCCTCCCCCCCCCACCCTGTAATATAATGCGGATGTAAAAAAGCCCCTTTCGGGGCTTCCTTCCTAATGTCTAGCGTAGATTATTAGTATTAGTATCGCTAGTATTAACACCTATCTACATATCTCTAAGATACGGTTAGTGTTAACCTTATCTACTACTTCTTCCGTTATAATATGGGCATTAACCTCAGTCTGTCCTTCGTCGATTAATGCCTTATTAATCTTACGGGCTAATCGGTCGCTACCGTGAGCGGGGAAGATTCGGGTGATGTTGCCGTCTTCTTCTTCGCGTACTTCGAAACCGTGTTCTTTGAGTTTATTTCTGTTTATTACTAACATGTTATTTACCTAGTTGAGTTTAATAAAAGCGGGAGTCCTTTCCCTTTCGCTTTCCTTACTTCTTAGCTTTAGCTTCCGCTTCCGCTTTAAACTTAGCCCTTAAAGCCGTTCCTAGTTTAGCCCTAGTAACGTAGCTAGAAAGGTGTCTAAGGGTATTAGCCGTTCCGTTAGCCTTAACGTAGACCTCTACCGCTTTCGCGTTAAAGTCCTTCTCTAAGAGTGCTTTATCGAATCCTTCTATAAAGCCCGTAGCGGAAAGTCCTTTACCGTAGGTATCCCAAAATTTCTCCGCTTTACCTAGATCGTATCCCTTATTAGCTATAAGGTCGGTAACTACTTCCGCTTTCTTTCTACCGTTTAGGAAGCTTTCCGCTTCCTCCTTCTTTACTTCTTTAATAGACATTATATATATTCCTAGTATATCGGGAAGGAGAATACCGACCCGATATAAAGAGTATAGGGGAACACACCCTAAAAGCCCCTATCTCTAGAAGGGTATAGACTAGGTAGCAAAGGGGATAGAGTGTACTACCTCTAGAAGGATATAGACGTAGGTCATTAGGGATAGGCTAGACTATACCATAGGGGATAGAGATAGATATAGCTATATCCCATTAGGGGTATAGACTAGGCAACCTTGCTATAGTATGGGGATAGTACCCTCCCCCCGCCCACCCTTATTATACTATTATGGAGGGGGTATACCCCGGAATTTGGAGGAGTCCCTTTAAACTCTCGTATGGGTATCTGACAAACAAAACACCCCTACCCTAAAAAAATTTTTCCTAAAAATTACAACCTAACATCCTCCCAAACGAGTTGTACGTGGCGAGGTCGAATTTAACTACTATATAGGTCTAACTGCTAGGGCTGACAGCGGGATAGCTTAGAAGGGCGGAGGTTTCCTAATATTAGCGTTTCCTTATATACCACAAATGTGTAGACTTCTCATCGAAAATAAGTTATACTTCTGTGAAGTATAAGTAAACATTAATAAACGAGTAGATTTGATGGACAGAGAATTCGACAAGACAAAGATGAAATACTTTGATGAGAACCACGAAGGTGAGATCATCAAGGATATGGCTCGTGGTATGTCTATGAATGAAGTGTGTAACTTCTTCGGGTGTGAGTTCGATGATCTTAAACCTGATAGTGAGGATTTAGAGTTCTTCCAGTATTGGTATCGCATGGGCAGACAAGCGGGAAACCGTCAGGCGGTACAGGCTCTGTTTAAGCAAATGGAACAGAGAGGCGGTGGTGCTATCGCAATTTCGTACCTTGCGCGGTTCAGTGAAGATTGGATAGCCGAGGTCGAAGCCGATGGGGAAACCAAAGGTAATAAGTCTTTCAGAGTGATCTTAGACTAATGCCTGCTCCACTTGGATTATTAGGTTGGGCATACACTGCTTACAAAGCTAGCAGACTTGTTAGCAAGGCTAGGAAGGCAAAACAGTTTAAAGATGCTGCCACTAAGGCTAGAAGTGTTCAACGTGCTAAGAAAGCCAAGGAGGGTATTAAACAACATAAGGATAAGGCAGATATAGCAAAGCGGAAAGAGGCACTTAATAAGGAGTTGTCTCCAGAGTTAAAAGCTAAAGCTGATGCAGCTATGAAAAGGCGCAGAGCGGGATCAAAGGTAGACAACTTTACTGGTAAGACCCATAAGGAACTAGAGGCAGGATACAAGAAGGCTCATGGGAATAAGACTCCAGAGATGCTTAAAAGGCAATCCGGAGATGGTAAACAATCTACTGGTACCAAACTGCTTAAAGAGGCAGCAAGGAAAAGAGAATTAGAACAGAAAGTATTAAAGAAAGATGCTATGCAACGACAAAGACGATTGGACAAATTTGATAAAGTAATGAAGTAATGGGTATTACCAACGCACAACTTGCTACTGAAGCCCAGGACATACCTAATGAGGTTGTCTATAAAGCCACGCCTACAGGTTCTAAGTTCCATAGGGATGAGTCTTTCATCCGTGCTATCATTGGCCCGATCGGAAGCGGAAAGTCTGTTGCTTGTTGTTGGGAAATATTCCGCAAAGCCTGTGTTCAGAAACCTTGGAATGGTGTTCGTCGTTCTCGTTGGGTGGTTGTCCGTAACACTTATCGTGAGCTTATTGATACCACTATCAATACTTATAATGATTGGTTTGGTGATATCGGATATTGGCGCAAGCAAGACATGAAGCACATTATAGACATGCCTCTTGAAGATGGGACTAGGGTTCATCTTGAGATTCTTTTCCGTGCATTGGATAAACCTGATGACATTAAAAAACTCCTGTCACTTGAGCTCACTGGTGGATTCCTTAATGAGTGTCGCGAGATACCAAAACAGGTACTTGACATGCTCGTCGGACGAGTCGGCAGATATCCTGGACCAATGCAGGGAGGTGCCTCTTGGTGGGGAGTCATCATGGACACAAATCCTCCTGACTCCGACCACTGGTTCCACAAACTATTTGAAGAGGACTTGCCGGATGAACACGCTGTGTTCCATCAGCCTTCAGGAGTATCCCCTGAGGCTGAGAACGTCAAGAATCTCCCTGCGAAATACTACGAGAGGATGAGTCATGGTAAAGACCCCGAATGGATTAAAGTTTACGTCCATGGTGAATACGGATTCGTCACAGATGGAATCCCAGTTGTTCCAGAATTCCATCAACATCAACACGTTTCGAAAACTCGCTTGGAATTTGATTCGCGTCTTTGCGATAATATCCTTTATCTTGGGGTTGACTTTGGTCGTACTCCAGCCGCAACTTTTGGAATGGAAGTCAACGGTCAAATGCGTATCATCGACGAACTTGTTACATTTGGCATATCTGCGACTGCGTTCAGTGGATTGCTCAGGGAAAGGATCAAAGGATTCTACCCTCATGCTGAGATCATCGGAACCGGTGATCCAGCCGGAGAGAATCCAGGTGAGCAGATTGATGATACTTGTATTGAAATATTACAAAATGCCGGAATACCTATTGACGGTGCCGACACTAATAACTTCACCCTCCGTAGAGAATCAGTATCAGTTTCCTTGACTACGCTTAACATGCAAGGTGAACCACAATTAATTATATCCCCCAATTGTAAAAACCTTATTAAGGGTATGAATGGGGGATATAAGTATAAAAGAATGCAAGTATCAGGCGAGAAGTTTAACCTGAAACCAGATAAGAATAAGTATTCACATGTATGTGAATCCTTACAGTATTTAATGTTGGGTGCTGGGAAAGGATATGATGTTCTTTCCAGTCACTTTGACCCTACTAAGTTTAATGTTAAGAAGGCAATTCGATGACTCCTGAAGACATAGTTAAAAGATATGAATTGCTCAAAGGCGAGCGGAAAACAGTTGAAAGTATCTGGGAAGATATTGAACGTTTTGTCATGCCTTTTCGTGGTGAGTTCTATCGTGAGCTTCAGTCAGAGATGGAAGTAAACTGGCGCAAGCGTCAGATATATGATTCCACTGCTATACAAGCGGCACAAAACCTTGCTGCTTCTATACAGTCTAATATAATGAACCCTTCTACAAAATGGTTCAATCTTCAGTTCCGCGATGATAAGCTTCAAGATGATGATGCATCTCGCGAGTGGTTAGATGAGTGTTCTGATATAGTTTATTATGATCTTGTTGAGTCTGATCTTAATAAGGAAGCAGCAGAAGCAATTACAGATATGGTAGGCTTCGGCACTGCTGTTATCATTGAAGAGGAAAAAGATGATGGGATCGATTTCACGTCCGTACCAATCAGGGAAGCCTACTTTGAGGAGGACACCAGCGGAGGGATCATCAACTTCTATCGCACCCTCAAGTGGACACCAGTCCAAATTAAAGACTTCTTTGTTAAAGGTGACTACAAAGTTACGGACTTACCTGAAGCCGTACAAGAGAAGTTAACAAGCAAAGAAGCTGGAACTATCCGCTTTGATATTGTGTTCTCTATCTTCCGCAGAGATGAGATAGAGAAAGATCCAGGTGTTAAAGTTCTTGGACCAAAGGTTAGACCTTATGGTTCTATGTATGTATTTAAGAATGGTGCTATTACACTAGGTGAAGAAGGTGGCTATTATGAACAACCTGCCTTCGCCCCCCGTTGGCGTACTACAGCAGGCTCTCGTTGGGGTCATAGTCCTGCTACTGTAGCCTTAGCTGACATCATGACGTTGAATGAGATAGTGGAGACTACTCTTGAAGCTGCAGCCAAAGTTGTTGATCCACCTCTCGTTACTACTCAACGAGGTGTTATGTCTGATGTCGATCTTAGCCGTGGTGGCCTCACTGTGCTTCGCAATATTGATGATCTTCAACCGTTCCAAACTGGTGCAAGAATTGATCTTGGACATCTTGAAATAGAGCGTTTACAGGCATCGATCAATAGAAGTTTCTTTGTGGATCAGCTTGAACTGAAAGAATCACCCGCTATGACTGCGACAGAGGTTCAAGTTAGATATGAACTGATGCAACGTTTGCTTGGTCCAACGCTAGGTCGTATGCAGTCTGACTTCCTAGACCTTATGATATCACGTACGTTCAATATAGCGTATCGTGCTGGCAGACTTCCTGATCCACCTCAGATGGTTACAGAGTTAGGCTCTGCTTTGGATATAGAATACACTGGTCCAATGGCTCGCTCCCATAAGCAGGAGCAAGTTATCTCTACTGTGAACTGGCTATCACAACTAGCGGAATACGCGCAAGTTGATCCTACTGTACTTGATGTAGTTGATAGTGAAAAGATGCCTGTTGAACTTGGTAAGATGGGTGGCGTCCCTGCTATCATGATGCGATCTGCAGATCAGATTACTGAAGTACGCAAAAAGCGTGAAGAAGATATGAAGGCTCAGCAAGATGCCGCACTAGCGGAACAGCAAGGAAAAGGCATGAAGGCTGCTGGTGAAGGTGAACGTGCTATGCAGGAGGTTCAGAATGGACAAGAACAGCAAGCATAAATTAACTGTCAATGAACAGAAGCGCGAAGATGCGAAGAAACAGATCATGGCTGACCGTGGCTGTATCTTCAGAATATTCCAGTCCGATGATGGACGGAAAGCACTAGAGATATTACAAGACAATTTCTCAAAGAGAACGTCTGTTGTACCTGGTGACCCATACATGACGCATGCTAGAGAAGGTGCGCGTGAAGTTGTTTTATTTATTGAGGAGATTTTAGAAGATGCCTATTAATGAGATTAGTTGGAATGGTGAGTCAGACGGAGCGTCTGATTTGGCTAATAATCCAGCCCTTGCAGACTTTAAGGATGTTAATGGTCTGGCAAAGGCGTTTGTTGATACCAAAGCAATGATGGGACAGAGCATACGTGTTCCATCTAAAGAAGCTGGTACAGAAGATATGGGTACATTCCATAAAGCACTTATGGAAAAAGTTCCTGGTCTTATGCTGACGCCAGATATAACAGACGATACCAATGTTACTGCTATAATGGCTAAACTTGGAATGCCCGAAAAGCATGACAAGTATGAGATGCCTACAGTAGAAGGTTGGGAAATATCAGATGAGCGCAAAACGTTCCTCCAAGAGAAGGCTCTTGAATCTGGTATGACTAATCGTCAGTTTGGAAAATTCGTGAAATCATTAGCTGAATCTGAAAAAGGTTCATCTGATGCTTTTGATAGTGACATAGCTACAGGCATGAATGCCCTGCAGACAGCTTGGGGTGCAGCATATGACTCCAAGATGGAACAGGTTTACAAGATTGCTCAAGCTACTAACGCCCCTGCTGATTTGCTAGAAGCAATCAAAGCGGGAGTTGCGGGCGCTGATACGCTGAAGTGGTTAGACGGTATTGCGAAAGCAGTAGGGTCTGAAGACTTTCAAGTGGCAGTCCAGAAACCTGGTAACGGTGGGATCACTCCTGCT